AAAATTTACTATTGCAAATTCCCCATTTAGGCCACCCTAACTCGCCCACTTGTCAACTTCCGATCATCCAAACTGCTCACTTTGCATGTGCAAACAAAACCTTAACTTCTGCAAACTGCGCGACCGTCCGCAACCCATCACCACACGTCACCACGTCAATCCTGACGGCTTTCCAGCCTTCCCGCCTACCCAAGTACGCACCCTGTTCTGTTAGGCCCTCAGATCGCCTCCTACCGTTTATAACGCTTTGGTAACATTGCAACAATTACGTAACATTCACAACGTATGCAATAGTAAACTTCCAACTTAGGTAGACCTTACTTGCATGCTCAACTTACACATGTTATGCTTGTTAGACGGCGAAGAAAGGAGCGAAAAGATGAGTGCTAGGGTGTACGAAGTTCGCAACTTTGGGGGAGGCATGATTCTCCGTCAACAGGGCGACCCTCGCGCGGATAGGGCGAGGGCCGCGCAGTTTGTTAAGTCTGTCTCTGAGGGCCGTTCGTGGCTTGCCCCACGACAGGCTGATCCGTTTTACATTGACGGTTGGCAGATTCCGGCCGGTTTCTACATGTTCACCACCACTAACGAATGTTTGTTCGATTTCTCTCGCGCTCGGCATGAGTTCCGAGAGGGGCGTTTCCGATTAGTGGGTTACCCGGCTTGGCGGCGGGTAAGGTAGTCACAATCCCCCAACTTGACAAGTTGGGGGATTGTGCTATACTAGACACATGAACGAACTCGAACGCTTCCTTGATGAAATGGTCCAGACCGTCAGTGTCAATTACGACGAAATGCTGAGTTCCCACCACTCAGAGTTCATCTCACTAGCACAAGCCCACGGTTTTGTCACGGTTGACCGTGACGAAGCTGGGAACCGAGTAATCGCGATCACGCCTGGCGGCGAAAAGTTCCACAGAGACTTCCTGTGCAACCAATCGTGGTCATGGGTGCGATTCGGCGGGCCATTCGCACTCTAAATCGTAAATAAAATGCGCGGAGCTTGACAGCTCCGCGCATTTTATTTTGCCCAACAATATCAATTAACATTCGCACAAGCAATTGTTTGTTGCCGATCGGATTAGCCATAGTAAAGAATTGTTGAGTTGCGCATATTTTGCCTGTTTGCATTAGTTATCGTTTGCGGTGGCAATCAGAGTCTTTGCAGCTGCAACTTTCCGTCAGGCTCGCCGGGAAATCGCCTATAGGAAAATTTGGTGGTTTATTTTTCGAACCGGCCGGAGCGGTTTTCGTTTCTGGAAAAAATCACCTAAAACAGTGGAAAGAAGCGTCCACTCCTCCCACTGTATACCTATAGTCTAGACCCCCCTCCCGGAAAAATCAAGTCCCTCTCCCCACGCACAGCAAACTGCCCGCCGCGTTCAAGGCGGCGGGCAGTTTGCGAAGGAGACAGGGCGATGAAGGAACGAGAACCTGTCCCCTAAAGGGTAGCACTCACTCGGGGTCGATTGCAACCTCGCCGAGCTGTCCAGGACCGGCTACGGCCGTCAGGAACGCGGCCAGTGCCGTCGCACCAGCGACCCCGAGAATCCCCTTCCAGTCGAGCCCGAACAGGCTTGCGCCGGCTGCGATGGACCCGGCGAGCGCTTGCGCGAAGGTGCGTACGGTGCGCGTGAGAGCGGCAAGCCAGAATTCCTTGGTGTACATTAAATCACCTCCCTTCTTCGTCTTCGAATTTGCGCCAAAGAGACGATATGCTAAGGCGCAGTTCGCGAATGTTAACGTTCGTTTTGCGTTCAAGAACGGCCAGCCTAGAGAAAATCTCCTGCTTGACAACCTCTTGCGCCTCCAACTTCTCAATCACTTCTTGATGTTTCGCATCCAGGTCGTCTCTGAGATGGGTTGAATGGTTGTTCGTTATTTCGGTCCTAGTTTTCGCTTGCGAGCGTAGAATCAGCACCACACCGACAATCAATACACCAATGTTTCCGCCATTGTCTAGCACGAGGGGTAGAAGAGCTTCCCAAGTCATCGCTTAAAAACCCGCCCAAAGATATTTCTCAGTGTCGCGTCTTCGAACACCATTCGTCCCCTAGCATATGCCGTCCGAGCGCGTTGAATCAACTTGTCGCTGTATCCGAGCAGGATACGGCCGTCCCCCATGAGTTCGTGATCCATGACCACATAGGTGGGCCGAGCGGGCGCTTTTCGGGTTGCGTACCATTCCCGGGGGTAGGAGTCCATATCGCACCATAGGGACACGTCACCACTTTTGGTGACAATGGTGTAGGCGTATGCCGACGATTCTAGTTTACTTCCGAGTAGCGCTTTATGGTTGTCAACGAATTCGTTGCCCATCGCATAGTTGCCGTACCCGGTGTCTTTGATGAATCGCCCGAAACGGGTTTCAGAGACTTGGCCCCGGAACTTCTCGGCCTTGGGGAAGTGGACCGCGATGAATCCGTTTTGGTAGGTGGCCATCTCCCTGTCCGGGTTGATCCCGTATTCGGTGAAATACGGGTTCATGATCGAAACTGAGTTGGCTAGGAACAGCACCCTTACTTCGTCTCGATACCGGTCGACGGTGGAGTAGAAACTCGCCATCGCATTCGTTTCGTCGGGAAGGTATCGTGAATACCCCTTCTCCAAAATAAATTCGTCGAAGATGATGGTCTTGACGAGTGGGTACGACCCGGACTTGTAGGTTTGCGCCTTCGAGAGTACATGGAAATACCCTATGGTCTTCCAGTCATCACCGGTGAAAGACACTTGCGCTTCGAGTCCGTTGACGCGGAATGTGCAGTCAGGGAATTCGGCCCCGACGTCGTTAAAGAAGGTGTCTTTGGTGCGAAGCTCCGTTTGGTGACGTCGCAGATAGATAAACTCCTCCCCTTTTTCCAACGCTTTCTTGATGACCAGTTTCTTGGCCCCGTAGGTTTTACCCAATCCTCGCCCACCGACAACGAAGTTGTAGACCGCATTCCGCGATAGAATATCGTGGAATGAGTACCAATCAAAGTTCCTAGTCCCCAACGAAGTTCAACACCTTAATATACCTTGCAACAGTCGCCTGTTGACTAACCTTCTTCCTTACCGGACCGATTGGGTGACGTCCCCCACCGTGCCCAATGCAATCGTCCCCACCTAGATACATTTCTACGTGATCGACAGTTCCCGAACCGTTCCTCCAACCGAAGTAGATAAGGTCCCCCGGTTTCGCGCCCGAGAGCATATTCGACGACGGGGGTCCGCTATACACAACCTTCTTAATGTCGTTGTCAATGTACTGCATCTTGGTGTTATACCCAATGTTAATCCCCAACACCTCTTTATAGGCCGCGTAGGCCGTGGAAGAGCAGTCCCCAATCTTCGACCTATCGGGCGTCAGCCTATGGGGATGTGTTTGTGAATAGTTCAGTGTCTTTTCACGGGACGTGAACCAGTTGCACAGTTTCGCTCGCACTTCCCCAACTTGACTCGGGTCGATTGGGCCTGGCAATGGTGACCCATCACCCTGTTTGGCGATATTGGCGGCGTTATTGTTTTCAGGCACCCACGACGCTTTGCCGTCGAAGTATGCCATGACAGTTTTTCCGCCGTTTAGGGTGAGTACTAGGTGCTGCCCTGATTGCTGGATGAACGACACGGAATTCCCCTCAATTGAGGGGTACGCCCCGTCGTCGCCTTCGGTTATGTCATCGCCGCTGGTGATGCCCTCCAGGCCGGATATGTCCCCAGCTTTGATGATCGCTATCGCCTTTTGGTACCTGCTCGGGTATTTTCCGAGCACTCGGTGCCCGAGAAACACCGATAGCAGGCGCTCCATTGAAGCGCCCGCGCCCGCTGTATTCAAGCATCTTACGGCATGTGCCGGCCCCTGATGGTATCCGCAACACCATAGGATGAATTGCTGGGTATTGGTGTTCGGGTCCCCTCCTAAGGACCGGTATTTGGCTTCATATGTGCTGAATGTGGCCCAGACTTCATTCATCTGAACTTTCTTCCCGGCATCACAGGTGAGGACGGGCGAGAAGGACCGGCCTTCCGCATTGGTCAAGAATCGTCCGGTCCACCAGTCCCAGTTGGTGTTGTGGTCGAGCCCGCCACGGGCCGCGACGTCGGCCCTGACCGACGCCGCGACCTGCTGGTATTCGGGAATATCTTTCATGAGGAGGCATAGGCGCGCCGCTTTTCCGGCGTAGTGCTGGATGATTCCAATGGTGATTGCATCACCGTAGTAGACGCAATCCCATTTCATGTTGGATTCGATTGTGGCCAGCGTTTTGAAGGCCAGAAGTTTAGCGTTTTGATCCCATGCCATGGCTTATCCTTAAACCTGGTTGCCGAGCGTGATTTCCTGCCAGCCCGCACCGTTGAAAAGGAATAGCTTCTGTAGATCGGTGCGGTAGTACATTAGTCCCGTTACGCCCGAAACCTCGTCCCCAGAAGTGGGCGGGAAACTAGTTCCTGCACCATTAACCAAGCCGCCACGGTCATTGGCGAGGACGTATCCGTCGACGAATACGGTTGCGTTCCGCCCTTTGCCGGGGAAGAAGTGGCTGGGGTCCATCACAAACGACCCCTTGCCCGGCTTGCTGGACCGGTAAACGTGTCGACCATAGTTCATATATGCGGTACTATCGCCGACGGCGAATAGCTTAAACTGTCCTACGTTACCGTCCGTGGTTTTATAGATCACCCCGTCGTCGGTGTCCGCCCCACCCTTGAATTTGTTCCCAATAGCAACGCATTCGTTTCCGGACAGCCGGTCATTCGCCTTGACGAACGCTTCCATTCCGGTGACGTAGACTTGGGAACCGATGAGCATCACGTGCGACTTCTGCCCCATCATGGATACGGCGACTTTGGTTTTCGCCAAATAGGTCTTTTTGGACTCGTAGTACACGCCCATGGAGACGTACGAGCAGTAGTCGCGAACTTCAACGGCCGTGGCGTAGGACTCGATGGATCCACCATTGACGGTCATCATGGTGGAATCCTCCAGCACGATTCCGGCACCGCCGGTTGTGGTGTCCGGGTTTGCCAGAATGTGGGGAGTGTTCACGGTGAAGTTGTAGCAGTACTTAACCCAAAGGGCCACATTGTTGAATTCCCACTTGCACCGCGTAATGTCGGTGTACCAAGACTGTTCGAACCGGGTTGCAATATCCCAATGATAAAACGAACAATCCCGCATAGTCGTGTACGACGTCGAAGTGACACCAATCACACCACCAACCGTCGCACCGGGTCCCTCGAACCGGATCGATTGAACGAGGTTGGCGTCAGCCAGAACCACTGCCTCGCCGTGCGCGATATCGAACAGCAGTGTGGACCCGTCGGTGCGATCGCCCCAAGTCGCGGCCGCGCCTTCGATCCGCTGGGAGCGAAGGAATTTGAGCTGGGAGCGGGAGAGGTACACGCCCTTCGGGAAGTAGATGTGGGCACCCTTCCCGCCAGCTTCGATAGCGCGCTTGATGGCTGGCGCGTCGTCGGTTACGCCGTCGCCGACGGCCCCGTAGTCGCGGACGTTGACCATCATTTCGCGCCGCTTCAAGTCGACGCGCTCCCCTTCGGTTTTGATTGCTTCGGTGAGTTCGTTTTTAGCGATCTGGATGGCGTCGGTGTATGCGGCCGTAATGGTTTGGGTGACCGCGTTTTTGAGGGCTTCGCGAGCCTGCTCAGTGTTGCCTGCTAGCTCGTTTAGCTTTTGCGTGAGGTCACTTACGGCCGTGTCGACCTTCTGGGTGACTTCGTTTCGGAGCGCTTCGGCGTCGCGCGCCATTTCGCCCTTGGCGGCGTTAAGGTCCTCCCCCATCTGACGCACCTTGTCTTCAACGTCGCGGGTCAGTAGTCCCATGGCGTCGCGAATGTTTTTCACGCCTTCGTCAACAATCCAGGTGTCGGGCCCGGTCGCTACGAGCTTAACAAGCGTGATCGACTTGGGCGTCGGGTCGATTACAAACTTACCCGTCGCACCTTTGGGGAGGGTGATTGTGTTGCCACCGGTTTCGCCTTGGTGGACGACAAGCCATACGTCTTGGCCTTCTGGGAAGTGTTTGTCGAGTACGACGTCGACGTTGCCTTGGCTCAGGTCGATTTGGATGGGTGGCGGCGACCCGAGCTTGGTCAGCATGTTGTTGAAAATCTTAGTGGTGTTTTTCACCACTTCTTCGATATCGGCGTCGGCCGCCTCAATCATTTTTCGGAGAGCCGCCAGCTGTTCCAGGTACGTCCAAGCGTCATGCTCGGTGAACGGCTGAATATTCGTGTACGGGCGAATATCGTTAGTCGTGTACGGCATCAAATCATCCTTCCAAACCTAAAGTGCCCGGGCCGGAGCGGGAACACAAAGTTATTATCACTATAAACCTCGCTCGACGCAAGAATCGAGATAAACATCGGATCAAGCGCCTTCAACAACTCCCGGTCCGTCGTCTCCACATTGTCATAGAACCGCCTCAGAATCGGACCAAGATCGGTGTTGCGGCCCACGGTATACGATTCGGAATCCGAAGTCCCCGACTCTTTAACCGACGTGTCATCGACCCGCTCTGACTTGTCGGTCGTCGACCCGTCGCGCGTCCGGTCCGTCTGGTCGTTACGGCCGGTGTCGACGTCGTGCTTGACCACGGTATCGGCCGATGTTCCAGTCGCACCCTTAGCGGACGCGATAGTGTCTGCCCCATCCGTGGCATAGTCTCCACCCGACGACAGCATCGTCTGAGGGAAGTCGGAGGAAACGGAGCGCGACTTGCTGTCGCTCAGTGTGTCGACTGTTTGCGAAAAGTCGGTGACGTTTCGATCAACAACACTGGTTTTACCGACTTCGAGTATTTTCTCAATGTCCTTGACACGCACTTCGTCGTTTATGGCGATGTTAGCGAGACGCTTAACATCGCCGATATCAACCCGCTTACCCGTGGTCCGTAGCGTGTAATTCGCGAACGGATCGAGCATCGATAGGTTCTGGGAGTAGGCAGCATTGTACTTCCCCATGTTGATGTTCATCCACGAGTTGAATTGGTGAATGAACATTTCGGGGGTCTCGTACCCGATCTCCCGGAAGAAGAAATGGTTCTCTATCTTGCTATTCAGCTCGGGCCGATATCCCTCGTCAAAGATTGGGTATTTGCCAATCCAGTCAGGATACTGTTTCCTCATCTCCCGAAGCTGCATCGTCCATACACCCATTTGCGTCACCTCCTAAATCAACACCGGCCCAGTCACACGACACGTTCGCGTCAGGCCACACTTTATTAATACGCGACACCGCCTCGTCACGCACCACCTTCGCAGCCGCGCGAGAAACGGCCACCTGGTCATCATTACCGGTAGTCTCGGCCGCCACCAACCGCTCTTTCTTGTCCTGGTTGGACGAATTAATGCCCAACCAAGTCATGCAGTCATTCCATACCTGATTACGTTCAAGGCGCACGGACTGCAAGTTGGCGGGATTGCCGCCGACGTCGAGAACACCAATAGCACCCTCAAGCCCCGAATCCTCCGAAGCGATAACGTCAGGCTGCCCCTTATCAATCTCCCGCAACACATTACGGACCGACAGCACTTGGGATTGCGGAACCATCGCGATTCGCGGCGTCCTAAGCAGCCGCGAGTTAATGGCAAGTGTGTGATCCAACTCAGTCAGACGATTCGCCCAATACCCAATCTCCACCAACGGGGTCTCGCGATTAATCGATGCCCTGAGAGGAACACAAACATTGTCGGGCTGCTCGTCCACATGGAGAAACGCTGTCGTTAGGGTGACGGGCTCGTATCCGGGCGCGCCAATAGTGGTGTATGTGGCAGGCTCGTCGTAAATGTTCATCAACGACGATGGGGTCGCGCGCACAAGCATAAACGCTCCCGTTTTGGCGTCACGATAGAACACTAAAAGCCCCGAGTTCATGAGCCCGCGCTCCACCGACAACTCAGGGATCGTCTCAGGCACCGTCCACTTGAAGCGCGCCTGCCACCACTCACACAACCGCGTCAGATAAAGCTGACGCACTACTTCTTGGGTGTATTCTTCAACACCTATTCCACGTTTAGCCACGATTCACCGCCGGGTCAATTTTTCCAATATGTGCAGGGTCAGACCACACGGTCACCCCCTGCTCCAAAATCCCTCGAAGTACCTTACGGTACAATTCGGGACACGAATAAGATTCAAGAGTCACATCCTGACACTTCCAATAACAGAAGTGCGACATTGGTTGCAAATTCTGGATGTCGAGCCAAAAATTCGCTGCATACCCGTACCGCAACCAATACTCGCCAATAGTGCGAATAACACCAGCAGGAGGCATCTTGAACACGGCGGTAATCCCGATCCGCCTATCAAAATTCAGTGTATCCCCACCCGCCATCGCCCCGAGCGTCGGAGACTGGATTCGTGAATCATTGACCCGCGCCAAAATACCAGAAATGGTGCGCGCATAGTCGTTGTTGGCAACATAGTTCGCGAGTTCCCGGTTCCGGCTAGCAATCTTTCCGGATGCCGCCATGTCCGTTTGGTTGGCCGCGTCCAAGTAGTTGTTTTGGTTCGCGGTCTCCATCACGTTGTGCATCGCCGAGTTTGTGGCGGATATGGCCGCCCCTGCCCCGTCCATAATGCCACCGCTAACACCGGCCGCCAGAACCTGACCCGGAATCTGACCGAAGTTGTTCCAAGCCGATTGAAGGTTCCGACCAATCGAAAGATTGGTTTTCTGGAAGCCCGCGTTTATCTCGCTTTGCGCATTCTGGAACGCTGTCGACCCACTTAGCAGATCACGCCGTTTCGCATACCCCGCCAGCTCACGCTCATACGCAACAGTGTTCGCATTCTGCGCCGCCCACATTAACGTGTTGTTATTGACGGTTGTCAACTGCGGAAGATTCGTTAGCCAAAGAGCATGAGTCAAGGTCTCGCCAGTTTGAGACCACGGCACATACTGCGAACCGACGATAGCGTCCTTCGCGTAGTCGTGAATGTTGTAGTTCACGACGTAATACCCCACGCGAGGGGCCGGTAGATTCGCCGTCCCTACGCCACGTACCACAATATCCCCACCACCGAGCAGAAGCTCAGGCTTAATAACCAGCGACCTACCATTATAAACCGTGAGTTCACACAACGAATACGGAAACACTTGGAACTTCTTCAAGTGCCTATACCGTTGAGGGAGGGTTTGCTCTACGATATGGCGAATATTCCCGAACCGCTTCTCCCCATACTCAAGCTGGGTATCCGACATTTTGCTAAGCGACGTCGGCATACTCTTAACAGGTGGAAAAGCCGTGATGGAGAAAATTCCCTGACCAACCCACGGCTGATTAGCAACCTTCTCCATCAGCGACAAAAGACCCTTCTTGTCGCACCGATACAGGGACGCGCCCTGAACAAGAGACCCCAAATCCGTTCCCTTCGACGAAGATAGTTGCGGGGCACTCGACGTCCCACCCGGCGCTTCAAGATCGGTTGTTGACGCCACAACATACAGATACGAATCGAACGTATCTTTATCCCCCAGCGCCTTCGTTGTACGACGCACAACCGAATATTCGGGCCCAAGATCAAGGTCTTCGGGCTCCGCCAGGTAAAGGTCGCCACCACCCCATTCTTCGGCCGACTGACGCATCACAACATGGCCACGCTCAACGAAACACCTAGTGAACTCAACCTCAGGTCGGAAGCTACACCACACGTCCAGCTCGACGTCCAACTCAGTCGTGTTTGGGGCCACGTATCGGACGTCGTTTACGAAGTATCCGTAGTAGCGTCGGCGATCTCGGCCGACCGGCTGCTCGGGATTGTAAACAAGCAGATAGTTGAATCGTTGAGCTTCGTTGAACGTGATCGGGACCCTAATAGGGCGACCCGGCCGCACATACGAAACACCAGACAAAGTAGTAGTCAACGAATCGTCACGAAGACAATAATCAACCCACTTGCGATACGTCTTGAACTCGACAACATTCCGGTATGCCGAATCCCACGGAACATTCGTCAAAGTAAGACGCGACCCGGGAGTCCATACCGCGTAAGAAAAACCCAGTCCCGCGTTGGTCACGCGGGACGGGAGGGAATTAATCTCGTTCATGCCACAACCCTAAAACCACCATACTTGGCGGCAAGGCGTCGAAGAGATGTCAGACCCGGAACACCGTCAGCATCCGCGCCGGTGAATCCGAGATGTTCCTGCCAACGTTGATAAGCCGCGTGGGTTTTCGGGCCCCACACCCCATCAGTGGTTAGCTTCGCATCCATTACCGCATTCAACGCTTTCTGGACCGCTCTAACGGACGTGGTGCGATTATCGAGCAATTCGGCAACAGTCACGCCCGTTGCCGTGTCGGGCTCAGCGTGGGCCCCGAACCAACGCCCCGGCTTAAGTGCGTCACAAAGACGCTGGGAGGTTGCCATCGACCCCGCTTCGACCCGATTCCATATGGAAATGTGGACGTGGTGCATGTGCTTGTCACCGGTTTTGACGCGCTTCCTGAACCCGTCCTTCGCGGAATAGATGTATCCGCGAGAGATTACGCAATACACGCGAGGGTCGCGCTTGGCCATTTCAACCAATTCGTCCGTCCCCGAACCGGGAAGATTCGTAATGTCGATGGCCCGCACAACACCGTTATTGTCTGGGTTGTGCGCACTTCGCCGTCGCTGATGGGACCGGTCACCAATAGTGCCGTCGTGACTCTTTTTGCGCCCTGGCCAGCGGGCGTCGACTTCGTTTCGTAGCTGTATCAGCGACGGGGCCACACTCCATCCCATTACACACTCCAATCTGAAAAGGGCCGGCCGCCGAAGCGGCCGGCCAACCAGTTAGGCCTTAGGCCACGTCTTTTCCGTCTTGCCCGCAACCTTGACGGTTACGGAGCCGGTAGCGGGACCGCTAGCCGTCTGGCCTGTGAAGGTGATCGTAATCGTCTCACCCTTTTCGGTCCCACCAATCTGCAAGATTCCGTCATTGCTGACACGCGTCTTCGACGTCGTATTCCCACTGATGCTAAACACAACATCGGGGTCGATTAGCGACTCCATGCCCACAGGATCGGTCGTGTAATCAACCTCAAGACGAATTGTGGTGCCCGGGGCGACCGTCCCAGCATCCTCGATCGGCTTGCCCGTGATTCCATCGATCATGCGAAGATTCGTGATTGTTGCGATCTTCGGCGTGGGCGTAATTGCGGTTTCGTGTCCAGTGGCGAATAGCACGGCCGGAACGAATCGGGAAGCCGAAATAATCTGGTCGTGGTGAAGGAAGTAATTCGAGTACCGGCCAGCCGGGTTATCGAATTGGGCGACATTGAAGTAGGTGTCGTACACTTGGAAGAAGTCGCTGGTGGTGAGAACCGCTTGCGCCTTATCACCCTTGGAGTCGGTGACAAGGAAGTGTTCTTCCGGCAGCACCACGGTGTCGATGTTCGTCGCCATGCGTCCCTCGTGGAAGGCGCCCGCGAGACCGTGAACATCGATAGCCGACTTGAATTGTGGGGTGGTCAGAATAACGAGGTCCTTGGCCGACGCGGGTGCGCTGACCATGCGGGCCGCATTGTAGCGACTCGACGGGAAAATAATGGTGTCAGCCATTTCACGAATCTGGCGCAAAATCTTCTTGACTTCGGCAGATTCCGCGTCCTTTCCGCGCGCGTCGGTGGTTGCGACGCGGAAGAAGCCGTCGCGCTGTTCGTATTCCTTAACCAGTTCACACATGCGAAGGAATTCGTCGAACTGGTCAGACACGGCCGGGCGCGACATAAGCTCAGACAGGAAAGTCGCCAAACCACCATCGGACAGGAAGGCACGCTTCAACAGCATCCGCTGAATAGTGACCTTATACATGTCCTGCCGGTTGATCGTGTGGAACGAGGATTCAGCGTGGGGCTTCTCACGGCGGAGAAGAATATCGGCGCCGTAGTCACTGTCTTCGGACCAGTGGTAGGCCTCTACGAGCCCCATCTGGTATTCCTCAACAGTTTCGCCGTTGGAGAGAAGGCCCTTCTTAAATCGGGCGAGGGGGTTGGTCCACGAAAAGGATCGTGCCACTACTAGGCCGATTCGGTTGATTAGGGCGCGTTCGAACTCATTCCAGTGGACGTTGAATTCGCCCATGGAGTCGAGGACTTTTCTCAGACCGGCTTTTCCGGCCTGAGGTACGCGGCGTTGATAGTCGGTGCTGGCGTCGTTCCAGATGGCGTCGAGGATGGACTCATTCGTCATCTTCGATACGTCTGCTACACGCTTAAGAGGCATTGTTCTCTCCCCAAAGTAGTTCGTTTATTCCTTGTGCTTCTTGTTCGGGTTCGGGTTCATCCTTGGGTTCGGTGGGGTGCATCATTGCGTCGAAGTTCATAACTTTGAGTCGGTTAATTTCCTCGTTTCGGGAATTAATTACCCCTTCTAGGTGGGTAACCTTCTCCGAGTAGCCGTCCTTAAGTTCGGCAACGCTTGCGCGCAATGCTTCCACGTGCTCCCAGTCTTCCGGAAGCATTCCCAAAATCTCGTCCAATGTCATGAAGACAGCATAGCGAACGCCTTCGCTATTTGCAATAGCGAAGGCGTTCTAGGAAAGTTTGCGACTTAACCGTTGTGTGCGTTGCCGGCTGCCAAGCTGACCGCGACAGCGGGTTTCACGCCGTGGCTCTGTCGTCGGGACCACGCACCCTAAGGGGTCGCGGTCCCACTATATCACCCCTCAGGGAGTTCGGGCTGATTCTCGCTACCAACGTCGGGGATATCAAGTGTTTCGCGAATACAGTGTTCGATAATCTCGTTACGTTCCATGCGCCACTCCCACCGTGTATCTTCGAGAACTTCGACCACTCTCTTCGGCAGTCGGATGGACAGGGAGACGTTCCCACTCTTTGGCTTTGCCATTACTTGTTCCTTTCATTTTATCAGGCGGAAGTCGACTGATGAGAGAACTATACCACCTGAAACAGTTTTCGGCAACAGCTTGGTTCCCAGCACCGCGTCGTCAGCGAAATCGCAGAAGCGAAGATTTTCGGCTGATGCTCGCGGCAGCCCCGCGACGTGCACTTCATAGCCGTCGCCACCCATGCGACGCTCAATGTAGGTTTTTGGCCGCCAGAACAGGCCGTAGTCGAATTCGTACTCTTTCTTCCAGCACCCCAACTCAACGTCGTCGACCTTGATTCCTGCCGGATTCATTGTGAGAAGGTGGAGCGAATCAGTGTCTGAGTAAGCAAAGTGCTCGTAGTTTGCTTGCGCGGCGCGAATCGTCACGGCTCGCGCGTAAGCGGTAATAAACGAACCTGTAGCGGTATAAACAGGGTCTCGACGTTCCTCCTCACCTTTAAGGAGGCGAACTCGACCGTCTTCAAGAGTGGGGACACGGCCGGTCACGTCCGGGTTGGTGGCGAACTTCCCGTATAGCGAATTCAGGTGGAGCTTTGCGAGTTGACGCAACCCACCTGTCGACTCCTTCTTGACCCTTGACCATTTGTCAATGTATGGTTTGAATACGTCGCGATTCGATTCGAAATAGAACCCCTCTCCGAACGACCAAATATCGAGGTCGTATTGCTCAGACCAGAGTTCCAGATCCACGGACGTCAAAACAACGGTTGTGGGCTCCTCCACAACCTCTTGATATTCCGTGGCGTCGAATGAAGGATGACGCTTGATTTGGATGCACGGCACATGATCTGGCTTCAGGCGCGCCGTGAAAGTGACCTCAACGACGAATACCCGAGACCGGTCGGGCTCGCCAACGAATCTTGTTGGCTCGCCGATAGGAATAGGGGAGTCGTACATTACAGAAGGGTAAAGGGAGTTCACGTCATAGACAGAACCGGGTCCCACAACTTCGCGCTGGAAGCGTTTCGCCACGTAGCACCAACCGCCCCGATACGACTTCCGGATAAAGGCGTCTTCGTCTTCGGGAAGGACAGGGAATAGGCGCTTGAATTCGCGCTTGCCAAGCATTCGTTTGAAGTCGTCGAGGCTGTCTGCGCCGACGGTTAGCTTGTCTGCTCCGCCTTGGAGTACTACCCATAGGGCTTCAGCGATGATTCGAACATCGTCGCGAATATAGGTTTTCTCGTCGTCGCTCAGGACGTGGTCGACAGGGCGCTCCTCGTCATAGTCAATCGAGCCCTTCGACGCCGATAGCTGAAACGATTTAGCTACCGCAGCTACGGTCATTGGAAGCTTCTTTAACGAATCGCGAAACTCAGTGAAACCAGCGTCGTGGAGCACCGTTATGGAATAGAACTTATTGTCCGAAGAGATTAGAGTCGTAAACTCTCCCGCTTTCGTGGCTTCCTTGCGCCACACCCAACCGTTCCGTAGCAGCCAGTCCAAGATGAAAGTTCCGTCGAACCTCAGGTTGTGGAAAAAGCAAATGGACGATTCGGAAAAAATGCGGGTTAGGAACGATTCTAGGGTCGTTCCCAACTCGATCTGATCGTCAGTGACCTGCTGAATTACGGGTGAAAGACCCCATCCCCAGACTCTGCAATCAGACGGGTTGGTAGTTGTTTCGAAGTCCGCGACGTATGCGCTTGGAAGCCTTCCTCTTCGCATTGATATTGGACTCCTTGATCCATTTCACAAAATCTATGAACCCTTGACGACCACGATCCCCCATGTCCTTGAACGCCTCCTGTGACTTGTTCGCGGGCTCCCCCATCATCTCGGAGTCGTACCAAGTGAAAAGGGAGTCCACCTCACGAGGGGAGAACATGTAGAAAAACTCAAACTCTTTCTCGTTGAGTGAGTCAACCATGTCTAGGAGTTCTTTGTCCCCAATGATTTTTAGGGCTTTCCTCACCGTTTCGCGGTCTTTTGAAAGCCGCTCGCGCCTATCCTCTGCCGTGGCGCGCTTCTTCAAGACGTCGATCATCTTTTCGACTTTCTCGGCCGACATAAAATTAGCCGGCTTAAAGTTGCGTTTCAGGAAATCGTTGTTGACGCTATCCCAAGTCTTCTTCGTGGAATAGTCGAGTCGCCCAATCTTAGCCTGCTCAGACTGAGGGAGTCCTGACGGCGTTTTAACGTAATCGTATTTGGTGCGGCCGCGTTCAACACGACGGTTGTAGGCAGCCTCAGTCTTTTTGTATTCCCGCCACGTTTTAGCAGGAATTGGTTCACCACGTGCCCCAGCAACAAACTGGGTACGCCGAGACTGAAAGTCGTTAAGCTTCTTTAGCTCGGAACGAATTTTCTTCTCCCCCCAGAACCGCGCCTTCTGTAGGTCGACGGATGGGTCGAAGCGAGAGCCTTTTAGCTCGATCCCGTACATTCGGTAGTTGTATGCAATCTTTTTGTTGACGCGGCGTTGCGCGCTGGCGAGTTGCTCTCGAAGTTTGGCTACTTTGCTGTTTCTTGCCATCTTTGGAATGTGGGGCCCGAAGGCCCCACACCATTAAATTGGTCAGGCCATCCGCATCTTAAAGAAACGGTTTTTGCCCGCATTCTTTTCGGTGATGACGACCTTCATCGGAGCTTCCCAAGTGCAAGGCTCCCCGTTGAGGTGAATCAGACGGCGGAGATCCCGAAGGACCGTCGCCGAATGGCACATTAGCGCCTCGTCGTCGACGGTAATAAGGACCGTCCGTACGGCGGGCTCCAGCTCCCCCGTGTCCTCATTAAGGAATTCTGTGGTTTCGCAGACGTAATCCACGATCTCTAGTTCCTTATTCAGGTAGTCCCTGATGTTGTCTGCGTCGCCAAGGGCGTTGAACAGAACCTTAGTCCTGGACTTGTCGGTCTGGTCGATGGAGGTGACGATCATTCCTCCGCCCATCGACGCGGGCAAAGCATCGAATCCGTCATTAGTAGCAGGGACCAATTCATTCATTTCCGTCTCCTAACGGTAATTGAGGTTGATGTCCTACGCCGTGGAAGTTGGCGACGTAGGGTGGCCATGTGGCCAATGGTACGATCATGCGTACCAAGTCTGCAAGGTGGGGGGTAGTGTCGGTGGTCCACCGTCCCCCGCGTGCGATTAGCGTTATCGAACATGATTGAAGGTCAAACTCCAGTTCGATTTTCTCGGTGACCCTAGCCTTCAAGGGCAGACTCCCGAACCGAGCACCCCAGAGCGGTCAAATGATCCTCCAACCCCCTCTGAATCACCAACCCCGCATAACGAAGTTGCTGGGTAAAGAACGCGGGCTCAAAATCCGTCTCAGAAGCGAAGTCGGCCATATCCGAAGGCATGAATGGGTTGGGGAGGAAACACAAGGCCTTAATAGCCCAGTGTGAAGTTTTTGATAGTTTGCCGACCATTATCTTGCTGATCTCACCTTGAATAAAAAGATCTACCCCTAAAACTTCCAACCCAAGGTCGGTGATGGAAAAACCGCCCAACACTTTTTCTACATACCCTCGCTCAACCAATTGGGTCAAAGTTTTGAGAACGGATTTTGCTGTATAGTACGTGTAATCAATGTCTTCGGTAGTAAACACCTTGCGCACGTACCCTAGGCGAGCGAGGGTACGCACCAACGGGGGTGAATAAACGTGATCGTCCGGAGCGAGCTTAATCTTCATAAATGATTGCCACCCCCTCCCCTGTTGGGAGGTAGTCATCCCACTTGTAACGCTGCCACATAAAGACAGCACGACCTTCCTTTGTCGCGTGCCACCCATTTCCACATGGCACTAGCCACCCTTCGTCAACAAAGGATTTGGCGGCCTCCATGGCCCTATCGTGTTCTTCGCTGGGTAGGATATCCCAGTCGTTGAAAAAATCGAAAAGCAGGGCGGGGCGTGCAATAGCCATCTCGGCCTTATTAAAGATACGCTCTTTTTTACTCACAATCATACTCGCAATTCATTAGCTTCTTCCGTTCCTTCCACTTCGTAGTGAAGGTAAGGAAGTGGTAGGGATCATATTTCAGCACATCGCGTTCCATAAGCGTGTTCAATGCTGTGCGCCCACGCTCATGTCTCGAAAAGAGTCCGAAAAACTCAGCTTCGGTGAACTTCATCGGTAGAACATGGATAGTAATCGGCATCCAGTGACTACGCACATTAACAGTTCGTGTACTGAAGTATTTCACCCCGTAGCGGGCGAAACAATGCCAATCCCACCATTCGAGACCATCAAGCGTTATATACACTGTTTGGTTTTTGAGTTCCACGTGCCCGCCAGCAATTAAATTATCCAATGCAAGATGGGGATGGGGAGGGTTCTTGAGTAAGGTCGTCAATTTGCAGGGCTCAAACGACAACTCCCTAAGTATCTCCAAGTGTGTGCCCGGAGGTTGAAAAACTGTGTGGGCAAGGTGTGGTGTAAGCGGACAGTTCATGCGAAAGCCAAACCCTCACACCCAACGATACGACCCATATCGTCACGCACCACAGGATAAGGGAACAACAGATCAGGGCGGTCAGGGCAGGCGCGACAAACCATCTGCGACACAATCAACATCGTGTCAGGGTCAACGTCAGGGAGATTCTCAACACTCCCGACACGAACATGGGTGATAGGGATAACGACACATTCCCGGTCAAGTGACCACTCCATTAGAGTGGTTTCTTCAACCAATCGCGGAAGTGGACCCCCTTCTGGGGTAATAGTTACCGAACCCGATGGGTTGATGATGGTTACTGGGTGGGGAGTGAGATTCAGGATTTTCATTAGTTCCTCCTATGAGTTAGCAGCTAGCATCGCGGCAACACCGCGAGGGGACAATTGATAGTAGTTTCCATCCCGGGTGACAAGGCCGTCGAGCACAAGGGCTCGAAGGTCACCGCCGTCATTTCTAAAAAGAAAACCCTCCTTTCTATACAATTCCCTGCCCGTTAACCTCTCATGTCGGGCAAGATTGCTCATCATGTTCTTCTGGACCACCGGTCGAGAGAAAAAAGTCATAGCATCACACATGAAGCCACCAACCATCCTTTTGTAGTTTACCGTTATTGGTTTCGGTGAGGCACCCCGTCCAGACCGCCTCGTAGAAAGCGTTCACCGGATCAATGCCCGCGTCAAGCGCGGCGATGACCCATTCGTGGCCCGTGAACTCGCTTGGAAGTTCCATTTTAAAAAACTTCCGTGCCCTGAAAGTTGGGCGATAATGTTTTTCATCGACACATTCAACGCCCGGTCGGGGCTTTGACTCGGCAATGAAACCCGTGCTCGACAATACTACGCAAGTTACGCGAGCAATATCCGCATTAATTCCGCACTCAGTCGCCAACTCCAAATGACACATTGAGCCAATTCGGTGGATTGCCTTAGCTATGCGTGACTGTGGCGTATTCATTTGCGCGCAAATCCAGTCACGTGAAAAATACGTGTCAGACATTGAGGTACTCCTTAAACGCGAAACGCATTACTAGGCTGTAAGAACCGTCACGACGGATAGCGCCAGACACATAGTGTGCTAGCAAAACCGAGTGATGATAGCCAAAGCCCAAAAGAATCTGAACTAGGCGCGTAGTGTCACACCAATACCAATCTGGACCGAATTCCATAGCTAGCGCCTTACAACACTTTGTGTTAAGGGTGACTTTCCCTGTTGGGAATAAGTTGTAATTACGCAAATGTGGGGTCGTGTCCCTGAGTAGACCCAAGTCGATAAAGTGTTTGGTCCACTCCCGAACGCAAGAAGTACTCAGTCCTGTTGCTTCTGCAATTTCCGCGTTAGTGAAAGTGAGACCGCGCTGCACCTCCTTCCGTTCCCCAAGGTAAATCGCAATTTTTTCAAAAGCACTCATCTTTTCGCTCCTTTCTTCGCCGTCTAACAAGCATAACATGTGTAAGTTGAGCATGCAAGTAAGGTCTACCTAAGTTGGAAGTTTACTATTGCATACGTTGTGAATGTTACGTAATTGTTGCAATGTTACCAAAGCGTTATAAACGGTAGGAGGCGATCTGAGGGCCTAACAGAACAGGGTGCGTACTTGGGTAGGCGGGAAGGCTGGAAAGCCGTCAGGATTGACGTGGTGACGTGTGGTGATGGGTTGCGGACGGTCGCGCAGTTTGCAGAAGTTAAGGTTTTGTTTGCACATGCAAAGTGAGCAGTTTGGATGATCGGAAGTTGACAAGTGGGCGAGTTAGGGTGGCCTAAATGGGGAATTTGCAATAGTAAATTTT